TCGGCGGCGGCGGCCTGAAGCGGCGGACTGATGCTGGCGCTGATGGCGCCCGTCGCCACGGTGGCATCCGCGGTCAGGGCGTAGGTCTGCGAATCCCCCGCGATGGTGAAGGTGTCACCGGCCAGGAAGGTTTCGCCGTTCGTCAGCCCGTCGATGGCCACCGTGGTGGCGCCCTTTGCCGTCGCGCCGTTCACCGCGCCCGACAGGGCAGCGCCGGTGCCGCCGGTGTGGCTGGGCGTGTTCTGGTTGGCGAACACATTGAACCCGTATTTCATGCCCAGGCTGCCGGTGCGCTGGACCGCGGTGCCTTCGTCACCCGCGCCGGACTGGAGCGCGAAAGCGGTGTCCAGCAGGAAGTCCTGTTCCACGGTGGTGTCCACCATCAGGTGGAGCTTCCGCAGGTCGCCCATCGGCACGCCCGCGTCCACCAGGAGCTTCCGCACGCCAGCGCAGTTCGTGGCGGCCTTGTTGGCGGCGGTGTTGTAGGCCACTCCAGCACCAACATCCTTGTAAAGGCTGACCATGTTCACATCCAGGTCGCGGGCCAGTTCGTAGGCCGCCGGTTCGATGTGTTCAGCGATGATCTGTTCGGTGGTGAACGCCAGTTCCTTGTCCGTCAGCTTGAACTTCACTTCACGCCACTTGTTCAGCGTGATGTCCACCGATTCGGTGGTGAGGTCAGCGGCGGTGGCCGGGGCGTCAGCGGCAGCGAAGGTGGAAGGGCGCCGGATGCTGATGGTGTCGCCCTTTCCGTAGGTGCGGCGTTCCTGTTCGTAGCCGCGGTGGACACGGCCAGCCATGCCCAGGTTCAGGTGAAGGTGCTTCAGGGCTTCCTGAGCGTAGAAAATGGGGTTGTAGACCCCTAGCGTGTTCGCCATGACTGTTCAGCCCCTGGTGGGGTTCGACGGTGTGGAAGGAAGTGCGACGAAGCCTGGCCTACTGGGCCTGGTATTCGCCAATTTGAAGTTGGCTTCCCGCCTGTTCGGCTGCCTCAACAGCAGCCTGGTAGCGGGCCGGGTCATGGGCTTCTTCCCACGACAGGCGAACCACGCCACCGGCGCGTCCCGCCCCACCAGAGCCTGCGGCGCCGCTTCCCGAAGCGCCAGAGCCGGAGAACGCAGGCTGGAAGTGATCCTGGGCCTTCATGGCTTCCACCAGTTCGGCCACGGTCATGTCGCCCGTGTTCCCGGCCTTCATGCTAACACGGGGTGCGCCGCTGGCATCCACCACCTGGGCCACGAATTGGCCATCGACTTCGGCAGCCCGGATCTGGCCCAGCAGGTGCGGCATCAGCAGTTCGGCGTTCCCGCCATGGGCCGCCAGGGCTTCCAGGGCAGCGGACTTGGCCACATGCTGGTTCAGGAAGGACATGGCCTTTTCGGCCTGGCCGGTAGCTGCGGCCAGTTCTGCCTGGTGCTTCTTCAGAAGCTGCGCCTTCTGCGCTTCGATCTGTTCCCGCACCTTGTCTTCGGGCGTCCAGTTCGTCATTTCGCCCACCTTCTTCAGCGCTTCCCGCGCCGCGTCTGCGTCCAGCCCTTAAAGGCGGCCAGCCGTTCGGCGGCCTGGCGGAAGTTCTGCCGTTCCTTCTGGAGCGAAGACCGCAGCCCGCCGATGTCTTCCAGGGCGTAGGTGCCGACCTGTTCCACCTGGAGGTAGAAGCGGCCATGATCGCTCTGCTGGTAGTGGCTGGCCAGGTCGGCAGGCACGCCGTCCGTGGTTTCCAGGATTGCCTTCAGCGGCATTTCAAGTTCCCCGTGTCATGGGCCTTCCCGGCCCAGGGCGCCCGCGGTCTGCGGGCCTGCGCAAGCTACTGCGGTTAGTAGACGGTTTCAAGTTCGGTTCCGGTGTCCGGCGGTTCGTGGCCTGACAGGTCCATGGTCCCGCCTGTTTCCTGGGCGATTTCCTGGGCCAGAAGCAGGTCGTGGTCTTCGTGGTTGGCCACCCCTGTCCTGGCAATCCTGGCGGCATACATTTCGGTGTAGCTGTCCGCCAGCGACTGGAACAGCGGTTCGTCAGCGGTCACTTCGCCGTCTTCGATGGTGAAAGCCAGGCCCCTGCGGTCGGTGGTGACTCGGATCAAAGTGATGCCCTCAACAGCCAGGTGCGATCCGCTTCTGGAAGCGCACGGAACCAGGACTGTTCCGTGATGCGCACGCCCCGAAACAGGTCCACGATGAAGTCAAAGCCATGCGGGTCACGGGCCAGCAGCGCAGCCGGGTCCGCATAGAGGTATTCAGCATACATGCTGGTGATTTCCGTGGCAGAGTGGTTGTAGACGCGCCCAAAGTAGCCGTCCAGGAATTGGTCACTCCAGCCGCGTTCGCCCAGGCTGTTGATGGCTTCCTGCGGCGGCAGCCGCAGCGATCCGTCAGGCTGTCGGACAGCAGCGCGGAACTTCCGGTAGGCCAAGGCGTCCTGCGACCATGTTCTGGTTTCGATGGTGTGGCCCAGTTCGTGGACATATACGCGGGTCTTGTCTGCGGTGTCGATCCGAACATACTTCCCCGCTCTGCCGTCTGCGTGCGCACGGTTGCCTTTGCGCATCATCACCAGTTCGACATCATGGGCGCCTGTCGTAGCGGATTCCTTGCGCAGCATTTCTGCTGCCCTGCCGCGCAGATATTCCATCACATCGTCCTGCGCCCTGGTGCTGATTCCATCAGCGGATCTGGACGCCTTCGCCGCCTTCGCTCTGGCCCAGTCGTCATACCAGCCGCCCCGCATCATCACCGCGTCCAGTTCGGCTTCTGACATGGCGCCCAGCGCCGCCTTGGCTTCTTCCAGGGTCAGCGCATCAGCCTGCCCTTCCCGCCGCCACAGGTTGTTCAGGAAGTCCTGCGCATCGTCCACCTGGGCCTGGTGCTTGCTGGTAAAGCCCACAGAACGCCGCTGGCCTTTGCTGCTGAAATACGGCTGGCCTTTTTCGGCCATCTTCAGGTCCAGGTTTCCCTAACCGCCCTGGGCGATCTTGTCCCTGACCACCTTGGCGAACTTCCCCGCCGCTTCGTCATGCTCTGCGCTGCGCTTCAGCCACACATCGCGCTTCTTGTTGAAGTCGCCCACGATGGCCCGGTATTCGTCTGCGGACGCACGCCGCGCCTGGTCGGTGATTGCCTTTCGGTCGCGCAGCAGTTCCTGGTAGAGTTCTTCCAGCTTTTCGCGCTGCCAGGCCAGGCGGCTGATTTCGTCGCCGTGTTCGGCCAGCAGTTCTTCGCGCAGAGCCGTGGCGCTTCCTTCGGGCGGCTTCGCCACCGGCGGTTCCGGCAGCACTTCCGGGTCCGGCGGCAGGTCCGGCACGGTGATGCCCTCCAGGCTTTGAAGTTCGCGCAGGGTCAGGCGCCTGCCGTCTTGGAAGAACTGATCGAACTTGATTCTGCCGCTGCGGAACAGGTCTGCCCGCGCTGGCCCCAGGATCTGGTTCTGGACCGCGGCAGGCTGCTGGGCCAGCCATTGGCCATAGTTCAGCGGCGTGGGTGACAGGCCCGAAAGCCCAGTCTGGACATCGCGCATGGCGCGGCGCCCCAGGCGCGGGTCGCGCAGATTGATGCCCAGTTCCTTCCAGGACTTGGTGATGGGCACCGTGGTGCTGCGGCATTGGTGGTGGCTGGGCGGTCGCGGCCCTTGGCCCACAGGGAATTCCTTGCCGTCCAGCGACATACAGATGTCGGTTGTGCGGGCGTCCAGCGTGGCCACATAGCGCACAGCCTTCACGATGTCGGCATTGGCTTCGTAGGTGGCTTCGCGGGCCACCTGGGCGATGTGATTGGTGCTGGTGCGGACCAGCGTGCGGACATTCCGGCGCACCTGACCGGCCAGCGGTGCGTTGCCTGCGAACTTCCCACCGCTGGCAGGCCCCATCAGTCGCCGCACCAGCTTTTCCGGCGGTTCCCCCAGGTTCAGGCCAATGTTCAATTGCTCCCGCACCTGCGACATCGCAGAGTCGCCCACGCGGGCATACCAGTCGCGCAGCAGGCGGCCCTGGAAGGGCCTGCTGGACAGCGATGCCCGCAGCAGCGGCAGGTTCACGCTGTTGAAGGCGATGTCCAGCGGCACCGCCCGTTCCAGCGTGGCCCTGGCCCACTCCGCTTCGCTGGCGCCGATCCGCAGCAGGCGGCCCTGCGCGGTCTGGCCCATGACGCGGAAGCCACCGGCGATCTGGCCTTTTAGCGTGTCCAGCATCTGCTGGTAGCGCTTCGTGGTCATCACGCCGTGGTCGTAGCCGCGCCTGGCGATCACACCCAGGCGCACCCGCAGGGTGCTTTCAAGTTCGGGCAGCAGCCGCGTGTCCATGAACTGGACCATGCGGGCCACTTCGCGGTTCTTCAGTTGCTCCAGGTAGACCGCGTGCCTGATGCCGCGATCCAGCAGCCGATCATTCACGCTGGCCATGCTGGCCTACTCCTGGTCCTGGTCCTGGTCAGGCTGGCCGCCCACGCGGTCCAGTTCGTCGGCTTCTTCTTTCCCCACGGCGTCGATTTCCGCATCCACATTCACTTCGTCTGCCAGCAGGCCACGCCGCTTCACTTCCGCCAGGTAGGTGCGGTGGGTGATCAGGTTCCTGGCCTTCATGTCCAGCAGCGTCTTGTGGTCGGCGTCTGCGGTCAACATCACGCCAAAGTCATTGAAGATGTCCACCGCGAAGTCATCCGGCAGCGCTACCTTCACCCATTCGGCGGCCATGCCGTAGGCTTCTTCCATGGCGTTGGCCAGGCTGGTGATCCACGCCTGAACGCTGCTGTGCGTGCGGGCTTCGCCCATGGCCCTAGCCGTCGCCGTTTCGCCGCCGGTGGCCTTCATCAGCGGCTGGAGTCCCAGCACTTCCATGCGGGCTTCCAGCGCTTCCAGGTCTTCCTTGCCCGCGCCGATGGCCTTCCCGCTGTGTTCCACATACTTCAGATCCGCCTGCGGGTCCGTGCTGATCACCAGGTTGCTGGGGCCGATGGTGATGCCGTTTTCGTATTCTTCTTCCGTGAAGCCGGAGCCGAACAGGATGCCGACACGGGCGAAGCGCAGGATGTTCCGCTGGTCGGACATGCTCTGCCAATGCGCCAGGTTCAGCCATGCCAGGTCTTCCAGCGGCGGTTCGGCTTCCATGGCGCCCACCTGCCCGGTGTAGAAGGTCACCAGCGGCACGCGCCCGAAGGTGTGCCTGCCGCTTTTCGCCAGCACATACTTCTTGCTGTCGCCCTTCTGCTGCCACAATTCCCAGGCGTCCGGCGTGATCACCCGGATGTCGCGCCGCGGCTTCTCGGCGTTGTCTTCCGTGTCCACGCCGTCTTCGAAGTAGCGCAGGCGGGTGACGCGCAGGCTGCCGTCCAGTTGGACGCTGCTTTCTGCGCCAATGATGTTTCGCGGGCTGATGCGCACGAAGTAGGGCCGAACGCCAGACGCCCGTTCTTCCGCAAGCGTGGTGATGGCGCCTTCCGTCGCAGGGAAGTCCACCAGGATGTGGCCCAGGCCCCAGGCCACGCCGTCTTCGAAGATGGACCGGCAGAACTGCGTCAAGTCCTTGCCGCCCAGGTTGGCGTTCTTCTGGATGGCCGCAAGCTGGTCCGGTAGCGTGTCGCCCTGCTTCACCACCACCGGTTTGCTGAACGGCTTTGCCGAAAGCTTTTTGATGGTGTCCGACATGGCGCCGTAAAGGTAGGTGCGGTTCAGCCGCGCCTGGTAGGCCAGGTGGTCTTCGCGGGGTTCCTGTGGCAGCCACTTGGTCCCGGCACGGCGCATGGCGCGGGTTCCCCCGCGCAGGTCGCTGATCAGTTCCCACGCAGCGGCCATGCGCTGCTGGGCCAGGCCCTTGGTGTCAATGTCGTGTCCAGCCATCAGCCGCCTGCCTCCATGATGTCATGGTGGTTCTGGCACCAGGTTTCAAGTTTCACCAGCCGTTCGGTTGTGGCTAGTCGTAGCGCCGCGATTTCCTTGGCGGTGTCGCGCCGCAGGTCTTCCATGCGCTTTTCCACATCAGCCTGTCGCTGATACAGGGATCGGACGAACCAGAGTGAAGCCAGCAGCAGCGAAGTCGCCACCGCCTGAAGCGCCGCAATCAGGACATCATTCGGGATCAATGCTCTGCTTCCCTTCCAGTAGTGCGTAGACGGATTCCCCGCGCTTCCTTCGGCGCCAGGTCCAGTAGAGGTGGGCGGCCACCACGGCGGTGATCACCACCAGGCACAGCTTCACGAATGCGACCACATTGGCCAGTTGCTGTTCCATCCAGGTGCGCTGTTCGCGGTCCTGCGCGGTCCCGCCGTTCTGGATGTAATCCAGCATCTGCCGCTTGGTCCATTGTTCGACATCCTCTGGCAGCGCTTCCTGGGCCTGCTGCTGGTCGCGGGCATCTTCGCCGTCCGCCACTACGATGTCGGTGGCTGCCGTCAGGGCGTAGGCGGCGCCAGCGGCCCAGGGGTTCATGGTCAACAGCAGGGTCAGGAGCGTGGCTGGCACCGGCACCAGCGCCGTGTGCGTCACATCTTCGCGGATGCCGCGGGCACATCCGGCGAGAATCGCGGCGGTCAGGAGTCCTGCGGGCAGGTGTTTCAGCATCACACGGCTGCGGTCTGAACCCTGGTCTTCCCGACACTATGGGCGCGTTCGATGTAGTAGCCTAGGGCATCCGTTAGGTGCGTCAGCGTGGAATCGTGCTTCTTGTCCAGTTCTCCGCTGCCGCCTTCCAGCAGGATAACCCCGTCTAGGTCTTCCACCAACATCGGCGCCTTCGTCGGGTCCACCAGCAGGTGGATCTTCCCATCGCTGGACCGCAGACGGCTGTTCACGGCGTTGACGCGCACCCGCTCCCGCGGGTTCTGGCGCGGCACGCGGAAGGTCACCCGGTTGGGGAACGCCTGGCGCAGTTCGTCACGGATCAGATCCCAGTCGCTGCCGCGGACCTTCGCCGTGCCCCTGGCGCCGCCGGTGGCGTCACCGTAGCAGACCACCTGGCCAGCGTGCTGGCCCCAGTCCTGGATCAGCTTCCGGCACACGGCTGGCGTGGTGCTGTTGCGCGGGATGTGGACTTCCCCAATAGCCGCTGTCACCAGGTGGTCCACATCGTCGCGGCCCTTCAGCCAGTCCCGCGTTTCAAGTTCCTGGCACACCACCGCGATGCCGGGCGACACATTGAAGTCGAAGCAGAACACCAGCGTGGCCCGCGGGTCGTAGGGCAGGCCGGTCACACAATGCTTCGACCTGTCGAACGGATAGTAGGCCCTGCCTGCGAAGTTGACGAAGCTGCCTTCGTATTCCTGCTGGAAGGTCAGTTCGTCCAGTTCGGACCTTGCCGCTTCAATCTCGGCGGCGTCCAGCACCGTGCTGCTGGTCCAATGGTGATAGCCCCAATCCGCCTGGCTGTCCGTCTGCGCCTTCTGCGCGATGCGGTAATAGTGGTTCCGGCCTTCGGGCACGCCGATCAGCCAGGCGCCGCCGACCCTGCCGACCGTGGACAGCGCTGGCCGGATGTTCTCCCGCCACACGCCTTCTTTCATGTTCCCGTATTCGTCGCAGCAGATCCAATCCAGCGGGCGGCCTTCGATGCGTTCCGGGGCGTCCAGGCCCAGCACCGTGATTTCGGCGCCGTTGACCAGGTGGATGGTCAGTTCAGACGCCGACCGGCCACGCACCGCCCACTTCGGCAGCAGCAGGTTCAGGTCGCGCCAGTAGATTCGTTTCGCCTGGGCGTAGGTCGGCGCACCAAAGACGAACCAGCCCTGTGGCCGGTCGCAATTCAGCGCAAGCTGGACGCCGCGCCGCTTGGCCAGTTCCGTCTTCCCCGATCTGCGGCCAGCAGGCACCACCTGGAAGCGCCGGTGGTCGTTCCACAGCCGCGCCTGGTCAGCGTGTGGCCGCAGGACAGACCAGCGCGGGGTCAGCAGTTGTGCCTGTGCCGCGGCCATTTCAAGTTCAGCGGCGCCGCAGCGTGTCTTCGGCCTTGCGCCAGCGCTTCTGGCACCGCACGCACCGGAAGTTCATGCCATTGGCGTTGAACTCGTCGTAGGTGGTGCTGGTGATCTGGTGGCCGCCGCGCCAGCAGCGGAAGCGCCCCCACAGGTTGCGCAGCCAGGTCACAGGTCGAACCTAGGGCTGCCCGTCAGGCCAGGCGCGGCCTTCGGGTTCACGGCGTTGATGCGCTTCCGCAGCGCAGCAGGCTTCACCAGCGGTTCCTGGATGTGCTGGCCAGGCTCCGGTTTCGTCATGGTCCAGGCTGTGAAGGTGCCACACGACGGGCACCAGTCACGGTCCATGCCTTCCTTCGGGTTCCGCCAGGGCCATTCCTTCCAGGCCAGGACCGCACAGCCGCCTTCGTTATGCCCGCGGCAGCGCCACACCCGCCAGTTGTCGGTGGCGGCCTTCATGCGTTCCCCCTGCGCCATGCTTCGCCGTGCTTCTCGGCCAGGTCGGCGGCTTCCCACAGCGTATTCGCCCGCTGCTTGCGGCACTTGTCTTCTGCGGTCTTCGCCCGTTCCGTCAGTTCGGCCACCAGCGGCTGGAACGGCGACGATTCGCGCAACATCAGGCGGTCCATGGCCACGGTCGCAGCAGGCGGATCGGTGGCGGGCTGCTCCGGCTGGGGCGCGGCCATGGCCTGTTCTTCCAGCCGTTCCACGGCTTCGATGAGCCAGCCGGGGAATTGCCGGTCTGCCTGCGTGGCGTTTTTCGTTCGTAGGGTTCCCGAAAGGGACTGTGACATGGTGATGTTCCTGGGCGTCATTCTGCCGGGCTGGGCACCGTGCTGTCCATCCCCGTGACGGCAGCACGGATGCGGGCGGCGATGGCTTCCGGCGTGTCCAGCACCGCGGTTTCGAATTGGTAGCGGTCGGGCCGGTGGGCCTTCAGCATGAAGATCGTCAGCGCCGTTTCATAACGCCGCTTGAAGCCGCATTCCACGCCTTGGTGAAACACAGGTTCGTCCACGCCTTCGATGGCCCGCCGCAGGGCGCTGGCTTCCAGATCGTCGATGTTGGACTCGTAGCACTCCTGCCAGTCCACATCGAACTGGGGGAACTCCCTGCGGTGGCGGTAGGCAGTTTCCCTGGACACTCCGGCCACGGCAGCAGCCTGGGACACGCTGCGCGTCTGCCGGAGAGCCGCCAGGAACTTCCCGTGCCATCGGGTATTCGGCTTCCGCGTCTTTTTCTTCGGTGTGGCCCTTGTCATACTTCCCGTGTGACTGTGCCAGTCAACGGACAGCATACTGGCTG